GTATGGGGAGCTTCAAAAAACGCACAGGAGATTTTGCAGGTGGGGTGTAGTTTGCAAGTGAGGTGAGAAAGACGAATAATAAAAACACAAGATTGGAAGAGATAGTTAAACAACAAGAGATTAAGAAAGAGATACTTAAAATTAGCAAACTATTCAAGGACATGGACCCTAAGATAAAAAAGTCCATTCAATCAGTAATTGACAATGCAGCTTTCATGGCAGTCACCTTAAGAGAGCTCCAAGAATACCTGATTAAAAATGGGTTGACTGTAGAATACCAAAATGGTGAGAATCAATTTGGAGTAAAGAAGTCACCAGAGATTGAAATTTATCTTACTATGAGTAAAAACTTTGTTTCTACAATGAAAGCTGTAACAGATTTATTACCAAAGGAAATTGCAAATAAAATCAAGGATGATGGATTTGACGATTTTGTGAATAACAGATGATTAGCGTAAGAGTTCAAAGAATTATTTATGAAGAAACATATAATCCTATTATTGAATACTTTAACTGGATTAATAGCAATAGAAAGAAAGTATGTTTAAAAACATATAAGGTATACAAGGAATTAGTTAGATTAATTTATGAGAATAATTCCGAGTGGGAATATGATCCTAAGAAAGCAAACCATGCATTAGAGTTTATAGAAAATTATTGTAAACATTCTAAAGGCAAAATGGGTGGCAAACCTTTTATACTTGAGCTATGGCAAAAGGCTTTAGTTGCTGCAACATTTGGTATAGTACATAAGATTGATGCCACTAGAAAATATCAAGAAGTAATGTTAATAGTAGCTAGAAAAAATGGGAAGTCGACTTTAGCAGCTGCAATAGGTTTATATCTACAAATAGCAGATGGAGAACCAGGAGCAGAAATATATGCTTGTGCTACAAAGAAAGACCAAGCCAAGATAATATGGTTAGAAGCAAAAAGAATGGTTAGAAAATCACAAACACTCTTAAAAAGGATTAAAACTTTAGTTGGAGAGTTAGTGAGTGATTTTAACGATTCTTTTTTTAAACCACTTGGAAGAGATTCGGACAGTTTAGACGGATTGAACGTTCATGGAGCGTTACTTGATGAAATACATGCATGGACAGACCAAAACCTATATGACGTTATTGTTGATGGTACTTCAGCTAGAGAACAACCGCTAGTATTCATAACTACTACAGCAGGAACAATAAGAGAAAGTGTATATGACCGCAAATATGATGAAGCTGAAAGAGTTATAAATGGATATGAAGATTCTAACGGATATAAGAACGAAAGATTTCTTCCTGTTATATATGAACTTGATAATAGAAAAGAATGGATTAACAAAGAGTGCTGGTATAAGCCTAATCCAGGTCTAGAAAGTATTAAGAGAATAGATCAACTTGAAACCAAAGTTAATAAAGCAAAAGCTGATGCAAAGCTTGTAAAAAATTTATTATGCAAAGATTTTAATGTCAGGGAAACAAGTTCTGAAGCTTGGTTATCATTTGAGGAACTAAACAACCCAGCTACATTTGAATTATCTTTGCTAAAGCCTAAATATGGTATTGGTGGCGGTGACTTGTCCAGTACAACAGATTTAACTTGTGGAACTGTAATATTTATGGTGCCAGGAGACAATACGATTTATGTTAAGCAAATGTATTGGTTGCCAGAAGATTTATTAGAAATAAGAGTTGCAGAAGATAAAATTCCTTATGACACATGGAGAGATTTAGGGTATTTAAGAACTGTAGAAGGAAATAAAGTTCATCATAAGCATGTAACAGATTGGTTTTTAGAATTGCAATACACAGATAATATCTATATTCCTTGGACAGGCTATGATGCATGGTCTGCGACTTACTGGGTTGAAGAAATGAAAAGCCATTTCGGTGCTGAGAGTATGGAAGCAGTTATCCAAGGTAAGAAAACACTTTCAGGGCCTATGAAAAACATGGGAGCAGACTTAGCAATTAAAAGAATTAATTATAATAACAATCCTATTCTTAAATGGTGTTTAAGCAACACAGCTATAGAAACTGATAAGAATCTTAATATACAGCCTTGCAAGACTAAGAACCAAAGAAGAAGAATAGACGGTACTGCAAGTTTACTAGATGCCTATGTATGTTTAGAAAGGCATTTAGAGGATTATACCAATATGATTTAGGTGAGAGGAGGTGAAAAAGTGGGATTAATAAGTAAATTTTTTAATAAAAGTCCAACAACTACAAAATTCGAGTTAATAACTGACAAAGGCAATGGGTTTTATAATTGGAATGGTAATTTGTATAAATCAGATGTTATAAGATCATGTATAAGACCTAAAGTTAAAGCAATAGGTAAATTAATGGCTAAACATATAAGGGAAACATTAACGACAGATGGAAAGATTGATTTAAAAGTTAATCCAGATGTTTATATGCGTTTTTTGCTAGAAGAACCTAATCCTTATATGACAGGACAATTACTTCAAGAAAAAGTAACTACTCAGTTACAACTTAACAATAATGCGTTTATTTATATAAATCGTGATGATAATGGGTATGCAAATGAACTATATCCTATACCTTGTGTAAGTGCTGAAGCTATTTATAATTCATCAGGAGATTTATTTTTAAAATGCACTTTAAAAAATGGGAAAACAGTTACTTATCCATACCAAGATATAATACATTTGCGACAAGATTATAATGAAAATGATATTTTTGGAGAAAGTCCAAGAGATGCATTATTGCCATTAATGGAAATTGTAAATACAACAGATCAAGGGATTGTAAAAGCGATAAAAAACTCAATGGTTATAAAATGGCTCATGAAATTTAAAAGTGTACTAAGGCCTGAAGATAGAGAAATGGAAGTTTCTAAATTTGTAGAAAATTTTCTAAGTATCGACAAAGGGAAGGGCGTTGCAGCAAGTGATCCTAAATATGATTTAGAGCAAGTAGAAGATAAGCCGTATGTTCCTAATGCAGCACAAATGGATAGGACCATAACAAGGCTTTATAATTTTTTTGGAACAAATGAAAAAATAGTTCAGTCAAAATATACAGAAGATGAATGGAATGCTTATTATGAATCAGAAGTAGAACCTTTAGGGCTTCAACTAAGTGGAGAATATACGAGGAAATTATTTAGCAGGAGAGAAAGAGGGTTTGGAAACTCAATAATCTTTGAAGCTTCTAACTTATCTTATGCGAGCATGTCAACAAAGCTTAATTTAGTTCAATTCGTTGACAGAGGAATGATGACACCAAATGAAGTCAGGCGAGTTATGAATCTAGGGCCTATAGATGGCGGTGATAGAGTGCTACTAAGAAAAGATACTGGCGTTGTAGCAGGCGAAGGAGGTGAAAACAAATAATGGCTAAGATAAATATTAAAGGCCCCATAATTTCAAGCCAACAACAATGGATTTATGATTATTTTGGGATTGAAGCAACATCCCCTAGCAAAGTCAATAAAATCTTAGATTCTATAATGACTAACGAAAATTTAGAAATTGAAATTAATTCTTCGGGTGGAGACATCTCGGCTGGTAGTGAAATTTACACAGCTATAAGAGCATATAACAAAGGTAGTAAAAAAGCTAATATAGTTGGCAGTGCTTTTAGTGCTGGTTCAGTAATTGCAATGGCTTGTGAATGTTATATGTCACCTACTGCAATGATGATGATACATAAAGTGTCAAGCGGAGCAGAGGGGAACAGTAATGATATGGACAAAATGTCCAAAACATTGCAAATCGCAGACCAAACAGTAGCAAATGCTTATATTGGTAAATGTGGTATGAGCATGAAAGATGCTTTAAAAATGATGACAGAAGAAACTTGGTTAACAGCACAACAAGCTAAAGACAAAGGTTTAATTGATGGCATTATGTTTGAAGATACTGTACCTAAACAATTCAACAACTCATTTAGCAATATGATTCCAGAAGAAATCATTAATAAAATGCAAAATAAAAGATTAAATGATCTAAGCAAAGATAAATTACAAAACAAATTAAAATATTTAAAATTAATAGGAGGAATGTAAAATGAAATTTAAAAATAAACAAGATTATTCAGATCAAAGAGGAATACTTATGGCTGCTATTCAGGTAATGATGGAAAATTCAACTTCAGAAGAAATTTCAGCTAAAATGGAAGAAGTTGAAACAATGGACAATGCATGGGGAGAACAATCTAAGGATATGGCAAACAAAGTAGCTTTAGAAGATAAATTCAAAGTTCTTAATATTGAAAATAAAGGAGTGAATGTAGTGGGTAAAGTTTTAGATTCAACAAACAATATAGCAAACGAGGATATTTTTGCAAGTTTAGACTATAGAAAAGCATTTATGAATAATGTCATTAGAGGTGCTGCAATGCCTAACGAATTTATGAATGTAGATGCAAGTACAACTACAGGAGAGGTTGGTTCAGTAATTCCAACAACTGTAATGGAAAAGATCATTGAAAAATTAGAATCAACAGGCATGATATTACCTTTAATAACTAGAACATCTTACAAAGGTGGATTAGCAATACCTACATCAACTGTTAAACCAGTTGCAACATGGGTATCACAAGGCGCTGGAAGTCCTTTACAAGAAAAATCAACTGCCAACATTACATTTACTTACTTTAAACTTAGATGCGCGGTGTCAGTATCATTTGAAGTTGATAATATTACCCTACCAGTATTTGAAGCAACTATAATCAACAACATTGCAGCTGCTATGGTTAAGGCTTTAGAACAAGCAATTATATCAGGTGATGGAACTACTCAACCAAAAGGAATATTAACTGAAACACCTGCAAGTGGTCAAGCTCTAACAATTGCAAATGCAACAGCAATATCTTATGGCGATTTAATAGCAGCAGAAGCGGCTCTACCGCTTGAATATGAGCAAGATGCGGTTTGGTGTATGTCTAAAAAATCATTTATGGCATTTATAGGAATGGTTGACAGCCAAAAGCAACCTATTGCAAGAGTTAACTATGGTATAGCTGGAAAACCTGAAAGAAGTTTATTAGGTAGAACAGTAATTCTAAATAACTATGTAGGATCTTATCTTTCAACTGTAGCAGCAAATACAAAATTTGCTTTTTTATTCAATTTCAAAGACTATGTTTTAAATACTAATTATCAAATGACTTTGAAAAAATATGAAGATAATGTAACTGATGATGTAGTTACAAAAGCTATTATGTTAGCAGATGGTAAGGTTGTAGATATAAATTCATTAGTAACTTTAACTAAAACATTAGCTTAATATTTGGGGAGGTTAATTCCTTCCCTTACTTTTTATATAAGGGAGGAATAAAACATGATTGGAACAGTAAAATTAGCACTTAGAATAAGCAATAATGCCTATGATGCTGAAATATCAGATTTAATAGAAGAAGCTAAAGCAGATTTAAAATTATGTGGACTAATAGATGCTAAAATAGTTGACACTGATGTGTTAATTAAGAGAGCTATAGTAACTTATTGCAAAGCTAATTTTGGCTTAAATAATGCAGATAGTGAAAAGTTACAACGAAGTTATGAAGCTATTAGAAATCATTTAACTATGTCTATTGACTATAATGGTGGTGTTGTAGTTGTTTAAAGATGTAATAACATTGATAAGTACAACAGATAGTGAAAATGATATGGGTGATCCTATTAAAATTTTAGTTAGGCGAGAAAATATATTTGCAGAAAAGAAAAGTATAAAACAAAGTGAATTTTATCAAGCTGCAGCTGTAGGATTAAAGCCAGAGATAACATTCATAATAAGAACTATAGAATACGAGCAAGAAACGTTGCTTGAATATAACCTTAAAGCATTTACCATTATAAGGACATATGAGAAAGAGGATGAATTTACAGCGCTTATATGCCAAGGTATTGTTAATGGGGTGATGTAATGCCACTACCTAAGAGTAACATGAAAATTAATAGGAGTGGGGTACAATATACCTCTAATATTGATAGGGCCTCTTATACAATAAAGGAATTAAGCCGAGCAGCATTAAGAGATGTAGCTAGGCTTATTAAATTTAGCATAAGACAAGAATTTAATAAACTTCAAGGAATGAGAAAACAATCAGGCAGATTTAAAGGAGCATACCAACATTGGCTAAGGTCTAAAGAAGGGGATCTTCAAATAGGGATTAAAGCTAATACCTGGTATGGAGTTCAGCAGGAGCTTGGGGATAGAAATCAGCCTAAAAGAGATCTAGTAAGAAATGCTGTAATGAATAACCTTGATAAAATAAGAGAAATTGAAGGACAGTATTTATCAGCTATAGAGGATGAAAACGCAGCATTAGCATTAATAAATGAGGAGGAAGAGATTGAATGATAGAAGTCAGAAAAGCTATAAACTCATTTTTAAAATTACTCCATCCTAATGTAATTATAGATGGAAAAACTAAATCAAGAGTGTTTTTTCAACAGGCCCCAGAAAATGCAATATTCCCTTATATTGTTTATGACCTTCCTAATTCATTTAGCGATGGTGAGGGTGGAGAAATAATCTCCTTAGATATTGATGGATGGGATTCTAATATTGATAGGGATACTACAGTAATTGAAAATCTAATGAAAACAATAAATGCCATAGATAAAAAAACATTAACTACTACAGAAATAGCTTTAACATTATTTTTAGATAATAAAATACCGCTATTGGATGATGATAAATCAATACACAGAAGGAAATATATTTACTCAGGTAGATTAATAAGAAGATAAGGAGGTAACACAATGCCATTAACAACAGCACAAATTGAAAATATACAAATTGATTATGGGATAGTTTATACTAACTATGGCGAAACTGATTCCAAAAAAATAGGGCCTAGTAGAGGTGGTGGAGAGTTCTCCGCAGACCAAAAGATTCGAGACATTGATTTTGATGGTATGTTAGGCAAAACAAAAGGTATGCAAGTAGTAGAAGAAATAAACGCAAGTTTAAAAGTTACTATTTTAGATATGTCTATATCAATGTTAGCATTAGCTATGCCATATGCAACATTGGCAGGTGATGGAACTACAACACCTTATAGTTTAACTTGCAAAAGCACAGATGTAGCAATATTAGATAGTACAAGTTACTTAAAAAATGTTACTATGTTTTGTAAAACAGTAAAAGGTGCTTATAAGAAAATTACTCTTTATAATGCAATGAGCGAGGGTAAATTTGGATTTAAAGCAAAACCTAAAAACGAAGGTGAAGTTGAACTTGAATTTAATGCTCATTGGGATCCTACAGACGATACAAAAGATTTATTTAAAATTGAGGATGTAGCAACTATAGCAACACCATAACAAAAGGGTAGATTAAGTTCTACCTTATTTTTTTAGGAGGTATTTATGAACATCAAACAAAGCATGAAATTAAGTGCAATAGTAGATAAAATGGGGTTAAAAATAACTAATCCAAAAGCAAGTCAGGAAGAAGTAGGCGCAGACCTCATAATTCAAGCAGTTAGTAAAATATATAAAGCAGAAAAAGAAGTATATAGTTTTGTTGCAGATTTAAAGAAAATATCAGTTAAGGATGCCGAAGAAGTTGACCTAGTAGAATTTATTAAAGATTTAAAAGAGGTAAGCGGATTGCAAAGTTTTTTTACATCACTAGCCAAGTAAAGCAACCAAAGCTACTTGAAATATTAAATAAAATATATGGTTATAGTGTCATGGGAATGGATTTTAGTATTGATTTATTTCTCCATGCAATAGAAAAAAACAGAGAGAATGACTTATGGGAAACATGGGCATTACACTATCCACGAATGGACAAGGAAAATTTTATTAGTTTCGAAGATTATAAGAAAAAATCAATAACTCAAGCTGTTACAAAAATAAGCTTTGAGGATATAGAAAAAGAGATGGAACAAGTAGTAAAAGCCTTTGAAGAAAGGAGGTAATTAATATCGAATTATTTAAACTGTTTGGATCTATATTAATTAATTCTGATGATGCAGATAAAAGTTTGCAGAAAACAGATGAAAAAGCAGAAAAAGTAGGCGGAAGTCTATCTAAAGGGATTGGAACCGCTGCAAAGTTTGGGTTAGG